CGATGAAGTCAAAACGATTGAATGCTCTCCTTGATCGTCAGTTTCGTCCGAAATAGCGATTCCGAACTTTCCCAAGGCATCAAAGGACTGAACGGCCGCAAGCATCTGCGAATACGCATCGTCATACGAGGACACGGTCATTTTCTTTGTGATGCTGGAACTTTCTGCATAGGTTCCAACTTCTCCACTGGTCGCATTGCGAGAAACACCAAAATCAAACGTAAAGGTTCCTGCAATGCTTTCAATCGGACGAATCGCCAGCTTTCTCCAGTTTGCGCTGGAGATTATGGATGCGCTGACCGCCCGAAAAGTACGTTGCGGTCGGCTGCTCGACTGAATCAAAGCACCAACCGGAATGACTGTTCCCTCTTGGCCAGTACAAGAGATAAAATACTTAGTTTTGGCCTGTCCAATGCGGCTCACCCCGCCCACCTGCATCACGTTATCTAACGCAACACCGCAGGCTGTATTAGGGAAAAGCTGCTGATATGCAGCAGCATAAGCCTCCCAGAGTTCCGCCGGGGCATCCGCAAAAATTGTAAACAGGACGTTCATCACGCTTTGTGGGTTCTCCGATGGGTCAACTCCAACCTCGTCTTTAAACCTTTTGCAGATGTCGGCGTAAATTTCATCCAGTCGGCGCATCTGAAAGCCCTTATCCGTCACTCCGTAGTCCGACATGGGACAGTTCCACCTCGCTTTCTATTTCTCCTTCGGTGGTGGTCGCGGTAAAAGACGCTCGGAGCGTTCTGGTCTTTGCATCCTTTATAAGGTTGATGGTGCCCACCCCTGTTACGCCATCAACGGCAAGGATTTGATCCCGCAGGGCCTTCTCGATCAAGGCTCGATTCGGAACCTTCACAAGGATTGTTTCAAAGTAAGGCGTGCCCATAGCGGTATTGAACACCCATTCTCCCTTAA